TTGCCTGTAGCAATAGTTCCATCTTCTTGAATTGATCTTGAGCTTAAAACGCTACCAACAGATAAAGTGCTTGAGTTTCCTGATGCAGCCGCAATCCTTACAAAAGAAACACTTCCAACAGCTAAAGTTGACGCATTCCCTGACAAGCTAACTGATCTTGATTGGGAAACACTTCCTACATTGCCTGTAGCAATAGTCCCATCTTCTTGAATTGATCTTGAGCTTAAAACGCTACCAACAGATAGCGTTGATGCATTGCCATCTTCTTGAATTGATCTTGAGCTTAAAACACTTCCAACAGATAGCGTTGATGCATTGCCATCTTCTTGAATTGATCTTGATGTTGAAACGCTGCCAACCGATCCGGTGGATGCGTTGCCTGTTATGGCCAGGGTCGCGCTGTTCGTGACAGTGCCTGGTGAGAGTGTCGCGCTATTACCAGTCAGGCTTACAGCCGCGCTCTGGGTGACGCTGCCAACTGAAAGGGTCGCAGAGTTACCTGTAACAGCCGCTGTAGTGCTTGGCGCTACAGTTCCAATGGATGCCGTGGATGCGTTGCCGGTGATTGCAACTGTTCGGGTGAGACCAACAGTGCCGACATTTCCGGTTGCAACCGTCCCATCCTCTTGGATTGACCTACTGGCAAGCAGTGTCCCAATGGCAAGCGTGGAGGCGTTGCCAGATATGACAACATTGCCTATACCATAGACGCCCTTGCCGTAGTAGCCTGTACCGTATGCAGCCACGACGCTGCCCCTTCAGTTATGCCAGCCGGATCAGGCCGGTACTTGCGTCATTGGTGGGCATTGTCAGAGTGAACGTACCGGCGGTAACTGTCTGTGACCCAAATGTGTGGACGCTAACCGCCTTGTTGCTCTGGGTCGAGTTGTAGATCAGGACCGCGTCAAACGCTGTAGCAAGCGTTACCGATGAATAAGTGATGCTGGCGCTTGGCGTTACAAATGCTGTAGTGCCACTCGTGCTTGGAGCAGTGCCAAAAGTGACCGTCACACCGCCTGCGGTGTAGCCAGTACCGGACACCTCGTTGGTGGCGCTGTAGGCGGTTGTGGATGCGTTAACGGTGGCGCTTGCCAGGTACAGCGCAGCCTTGAACGTGTCGGCTGTGGTAGCAGCGCGTATTACGCCAGTGCCGAAATTATGGTGGCCGACAAGCAGTTCACCCTTAAAACTTGTACACATTGCCTGAGTATTTGCCATGATTTATTTCCTAAATTTGTTGAGTAATACCATCAGAAAAAACGCTGCGCTTGAGTGCCATATGGACAGACCTATGCACCATCTCATCATCTATCCAATACTCTACCCAGCTTGTTGTTTCAGTATCGGTATCGATTGAACCCTCGCGCTTTTCCAGCAGCGAGTCATCCATATCACCTTTTGTAGTGGTCACTATCATCCGAATGTCCTTGCTCTTGCCATCAAAGCGCCGCCCGTCATGGAGCCGCGTTCATCAGCCAGGTTGAGTGCGTCGATGCCCTTCTGGTACAGGCCAGCCCATACCTGTATTCTCGCATCATCTTGGAGGTACGGCGCGGCCTGGAGTAGGGAGCCGTAAAGGTAAACGTCGGGCGACATGGTCAGCAGCCAGTTGGTAGTGTTCGACGTGGATAGCTTGCTGAGTTTCGCGTAATAGATCAACTCGGAAACGTAGGACGTGTCAGGCGTCGGTAGGACGCGGATCTGTCCACCAATGACGCAAAAGTATTTAGGCTGGCCGCTGGCGCTGTAGCTGACTTGCAAGTCATCCATTGAGTTGATGGTCTGGAATACCAGCGGGGAGATAGGATTCGTACCCGTCAGCTTGAACGATTTAGCCTCTAGATAGTCATCAGGAAGTGCGCTGTATTCTGTGTTAATCGTAGCATTGGCTCTGACAATCATCTGTCTGGTGCGCAGATCGCGCTCCATCTGTGATTCCGCGAGAGAGACAAAGTCGGTGATGGCAGACGTGAGATCGCTACGGTTGAGCCAATCTGCGACCGAGGCTTTCAGTTCAGCGTAGGTGCTAAGTGCCATGCTCTGCCTTTTCCTTCTCGATGTCGCGCATCATCCAGGTGTGGTCGTGCTTGAATTCAAACGTCCCGATGTGGCCGATCTCTTTGCTCACGTCGTGGTCTATGTGGATTTTATACCCTGCCGCCTGCGCCTTCCGGCAGAAGAAGATGTCCTCTCCGATGTAGCCGCGCTTGTCGGTGCGCCAGGGAGTCTCAAACCAGGGTTCGGTGAGTTTCTCAAATACGTTTCGCTTGATGAGCATTACGCCCATCCCGATGCTGCCAACTTCCTCAATGCCGGTTGACTCGGGCATGGTGTAGACCAGTTCGCGCTCTCCATCTGGCCCGTACTTCTGCGCAGTCGGGCCTGTAGGGATGCGGCGTCTGGCGCAGTTGGTCGCCACAATGTCCAGGTCATGCTTGAGCAGGCGCTCGATCATGTCCTGCGGGAACGTCATGTCGGAGTCGATAAACAGGATATGCGTGCAGCCCTCGGCCATCGCATCCAGCGCCAGGTCAGCACGCTGGTTTTGGATCAGCGTGCCCTGCATGATTTTCAAACTCACTGCGTCTGTCGTGTTCAGCGTGTGGTAGCAAACCATATTCACCAGGCAATAGGTGAAGTTGGCGTGGACCATGTCCCGCGCTGGCGTGCAAACTGCAATGTAGTTGTTCATACTTGTCCAGGTCTCGTTCTGAAAAATCTGTTGTCGGGGTCATTGAGCCAACGCTTCATGTACGCCTGATCGTCTAGCTTGCCCTCGGCCTTGAGTTTGTAGTAAACGCCCTCTGGGATGCTGGCGACGTGATGCCACTCACCCTTCCAGTTTGCGCGTTCATCTACTTGATTGAAATCTGCCTTGTTTGCTTCAACAACTGCTGTGACATCCTGCTGAGTCTGAATTGTTGCTTGGTCAGTTTCATCGTTGTAATGCCAAAAGCGGGTGATACCCGCTTCCTTGTTCTCGTCAAATATTTGATTGTTCATGCGTTAAAAAAGGGACCAGGTTGCCCTGATCCCTTCCATAATTGATTACGAAGTAATCAGATCAGCGGCCAAACCGTGGGCATCTTCTGCCAAGACCTTATGCCCGAATTCGATTAAGAGCATTCTCTTATCCGCGTCGCCGGTTTTAGCGAGTTCAACTTGCTGGTAAGGACGCAGCACAGTCATCTTTGCGTAATCGGGGTCGAGTACCCATGCATCACGCTCACGCTGGAAACGGTTAGCGATAACGCTGACGTTGCCAAAGTCGCTGACGTAGATATCAACTGCACCAATCAAAGTCGCAGGCTTTTCACCGCCGTTGATGTTGAAACGGCTGGATGCGATACCAGCAAATCCGCTGACGCGCTGCTTGTTAACAGGACCGCACATCAAAATCTTTGGAGTGCCGCCAGAAGTCCACACCTTCTGAATCACATTCTTGAGAATGGTCTCAGTAAAAGTGCGAACGGTTCCATCAGTACGGGCGCTGTTAGGCAGGGTTGTGTACGACGGGTTCGTACCATCGCTTGCCTTGTCGATGTTGGTCTTCAAGAAAGCGCCAAGGGATGCAGTACCGCGTGCGACGCTGGTGCTACCAGCAGCAGCAACAGCGCCGTTCAGCATGGTGAACTCTTGATCGCGACGAAGTTCAGAACCCCGCTTCGCAATTTGGTAGGCTAATTCTGAACGACGCCCTGCCTTGTTGACTACTTCTTCAGTCGCGGACAAGATGATGGTCTTGCGCGAAATCTGAGCGTAGTTTTGCAGGCGAACGGTTGCGACCACAGCATCAAAGGAGGAGACATCGTCACCCTCAATCTGCTTGTTGGCAGCGGCTGCCGCCAGGGTATCGGTCTGCCACTCAAACAAGGAGTTGCTGATGGACTCGCGGCCAATGTTAGATTGGTACGGTACATCTTCCGGTGCTATGTTAGTAATAATATTCGAGAGGTCCTCCCGAATACCCTTTGCGTCAAAGGTAGTAAATGTGTTGGTTACGATTGCCATAATGTTCTCACTTCAATAAAAGTTCAATTGCCGATGCCGCATCTTGGACGCGGCCACTTTTTGCAAGACGTTGTTTAGCGCGCGTTGACTCGCTTGTCGTGGAGACTCGACCCGCTGCACCTGGCTTGGCTGGTCTTGGGCCATTGTTGACTACCGGCTTGATGTTGCCCCGCTTGGACATCATCTGTTCGTAGAGTGCCGCTTTACGCAACACGTTCACGACGCGGTGGTCAAAAATGTTCTTCAGTTCATCAGGCTGGAATCCTGCCTTCTGGCCAAATTCGATGAGTAGCGCCTTCTCTGCCTTGGCCTTGGCGGGGTCTTTCCACTCGGGTAGGACTTCCATCAATTTATCTTGCTCTTGAGCAAGAAATGCCTGCATAGACTGCGCCTGTTCTGCGCGTGAGATTTCTGCAAGTCGCTGCTGTTCGCTCTGAATAGCCGCGTACTTAGTCTGGTTCTCACGCACTAACTCTTTCTGCCTCACCCACTCGATGGGATCCTCTTGGTAGAGGCGGTCCCAATCGATCTGAGGCTCTGCTGCCTGCTGAACCTGCTGCTCCAATGCTCCTAACAGTTGAGCGTACTGCGCACGCTCGGCGCGGATGGCCTGGCTCTCTTGCTCGACTTGCTTGCGCACCTCGGCAATCTGCTGGGTCTTCCGCGTGTAGTCTTGAGTGCGTGAGTAACCTTGTTGGAGTTCGTCAAGCGTTACAGTAACTTCCTTGCCATCTACTTTGACGGTGAAAGTCTGCGGCTCTTCGCTCTCTTCGGATTCCTCATCTTCCTCTGACTGTTCGGTAGGTGTTTCTTCGTCCGATGCGTCTGCATCACCGGACAATTCTTCATCCACCGCCGCCTCAGTTTCCTGAGATAACGCCTCGTCGGTTGACTTTTCTCCCTCTTCGGGAAGTATGGCCTGGAGTGCCTGGACTGCTGCGTCCATATTGAGTGATTCTGTCATTTGTTAACCCGTTCTGCCGCACGCTGCGCCACTTTTGCGTTGTCGATGGTCTTGGTGAGTTCACCTTTGAGGCTATCAATCGCCCTCAACATAGACCAGGCCATCTCGCGTTTTGCGGATTCTTCGGGTTTGCTGCTCTTGAAAATCCAGAGTTGTTCGTTTTCAATCTTGGTCAATGCCATATTGAACGTCTCATCCTCTAAGAGTTCCTGTGCCTTGCGGCCAGCGCGAATTACTTGATCTGTCATGCCATTCCAGGTTGGTTGATGGTTGCCTCTCGATTCATGCTGGTTGCAGCTTGAATCTCAGCGTTGCTAATCTGTGCGTTGTACTTTAACTCAATTTCGTATTTCTTTAGTAGTCCATCCTGCGCCAGTTGGTCGCGCCGGAAGTCATCGTCGCGGATCATCTGCTCGCGCTTGAGTTCCAACTCGGCTGCCTTCTTCTGGATGTCGGCCTCGATACTCTTCGCCTGCACCTCAGCCAGCACCTCTTCGGGTGTCGGCTTGGGAGGTGGTGGCGCTGGCGGCTGGTAGTCGGCTGGGATGTCGTTAAAGAACTGGCTGGAGTCCTTGAATCCTGAGAGTTCCACGATCTTACGCAGTGTGCTGGCGTACATCGATGGGCTTACCAGCGGGTTCTGGGCGCCGAGTTGCGTCAGAGCCTCCTGCTGCTTGGCGCTAATCATCATCAGAGCCTGCAGGCGCTCGTTGGTGTCGCCGTTGCCCAGGCCGATGTTGATGCTCACGTCCATGTTGGCGTTCCAGGCGCGGGGATCAATCTCCACAAACTGGTCGCGCAGGCGAATCATGCGAGGCTTGTCCTGGTGGGTCACCATCAGGAACAGGATGCCCTTAAACAGCTTCTTCATGCCCTCGGCCATCATCCGCGCCGTGAGTTCGATGCGGCCTTGGGACGCGCTGATGGTGGCGGCCACCGCCGCCTTGGTGCTGGACTGCAAGGCGTCGGCGTTTAGACCCATCGCGGCCTTGCTCATGCCGGTGCGGTCTTCCTTGACCTGGTCGATGTAGTCCAGCATGGGGAACGCTGCCTGCCCGACAAACGGGCTGGATAACGGCTGCACCATGCCAGGGGCACGCATACGAATAATCGCGCCCGTCTCGTTGTTCAGCACGTCGTCCATGTTGACCTGGCCCTCAACCACCGCAGTGCGGGGGTGGATGGACTGCGCCAGGGAATCTAGCGTGTTGCGCAGGATCTCGGACTTGATCTCCTGGATGTCGTGCGTGATGTCGAATATGGACATCGCCTCAATGGGACTGGTGTGTGGCTCGGGGTCGCAGGGGAAGTCCACGAACGGGATGTAGGACGCGGGTAGGTTACGCACCACCTTGTAGCCGGAACCCATGCAGCAGATTTTTCGCAGCTCGGGGATGCCATCGCCGTCGTAGTCGATGCGTTCGTAGGCTTCGATGTACAAGACGCGGCGCTGCATGGGGTTGGCGCTATCGGTCTGGCCGATGGCCGTTGCCAGCGGCTGGCGTGCCAAATACTCTTCGTTATCGTCCAGGTCGGACGCGGTGACGTTGTCCAGCACCTCGTCCTCGTCGTAGCCCATCGCCACCAGTTCTGCGACAGTCGCCATCTTCCGGTGCGCAATCAGGCTGCAATCGTCAAAGGAACGCGCTCGGCGGTCGATTAGCAACTCCTCTGGTGGCACTGCCATAATCTTGATGCGCCCGTCCTTGGTAACGCGCTTGATCTGCACGTCGTGCAGCATGGGTGGCGGTGGGGGCGGCATCATCTGACCCGTTATCGGGTCAATCTGCGGCTGCATGGATGGCGCGTCGGGGTCAGGGTACGAAACCACA